TTCATTTGTTTGGCATAGAGTTAAACCCGTGACATCAGGCACAAGATATAGTCTTGTTGTTTGGCATTTAGGAAAGCCATTTAAATAATATGTATATAAATAACTATTTTAACACGACCGTTTGGTCAGAACAAAAACCAGAGTTTGTAAAATCATTAAACAAAGCTTCTAATAAATATATTAAAGCTGCTAAAAATTTTCCAGAACCTAAAGCACATATAAAGAAACACGGTGACTTTGGAAGATCATATCATTCAACACCTTTAACTGCTGATAATGATTTTTTAGATTTTAGAAATTACATTGGTCAAAAGTCTTGGGAGTATTTAGATCATCAAGGTTTTGATATGCAACAGTACACAACTATGTTTAGTGAATTGTGGGTACAAGAGTTTGCTAAAAAAGGTGGTGGTCATCACAGTGCACATATACATTGGAATCAACACGTATCAGGTTTTTACTTTTTAAAGTGTAGTGATAAAACATCTTATCCAGTATTTCACGAACCAAGAACAGGTGCACGTGCTACAAAATTAAAAATGAAACAAGACCAAAAAGGTGTATGGGGTGGATTAGAGCTTATACATTTTAAACCTATACCAGGTACATTAATTATCTTTCCAGGATTTTTAGAACACGAGTTTAGTGTAGATTTTGGTAAAGAGCCTTTTAGATTTATACATTGGAACATACAAGCTGTACCGAAAGAAATGGCTAAAGATGTTTAAAAAGAAAAAATACACAGTTATCCGTCAAGCAATATCAAAAGATCTAGCAGCTTTTGTTGCAAATTATTTTATGATGCAAAAACAAGTTTATGATACTTGTAGAGCACAGAGATACATTTCACCCTTTGAAAATATTATAGGTCATTATGAAAATGATAATGAGCAAATACCAAACACCTACAGTCAATATGCAAATATGGCTATGGAAACTTTGTTACTTAAATGCCAACCTAAAATGGAAGAAGTCACAGATCTTAAATTATACCCTGCTTATACTTACGCCAGAATATATAAAAAAGGAGATATTCTAAAAAGACACAAAGATAGATTTAGTTGTGAGATATCTACAACTATGAATCTCGGTGGTGATGATTGGCCAATATATCTTGAACCTGATTCTACAAAAGGTGGGGTAAAAGATGGTGTCGGTTATGTATCTGATAATACTAAAGGTGTTAAAGTAGATTTAAAACCAGGAGATATGCTAGTCTATTCTGGTTGTGAGCTAGAGCATTGGCGAAATAAGTTTAAAGGTAAGGAATGCGTTCAAGTATTTCTTCATTATAACAACCGTAAAACACCAGGCGCTAAAGATAATATGTTTGACAAGCGTCCACATTTAGGTCTTCCTTCTTGGTTTAAACGATGATATAATCTTTAGATGGAGACAGGGCACCACCACATACCCCCTGTCTCCTTTTAAGGATTTTTATTTATGTTTTTCGGAGGAACTTCATTTGCTTCTGCACCATTCGCTGATCCAGGGTTTAACCCAAATGCATTAGCTATTGTAACAGGCAACAGGATTAATGAATCAACAGGTACTGTTGGTATAGTAGGTAAAGCTATTATATTACCAAATGGTAGTAGATTTAATATTGGTATTGGTAATGTTCAGGTAGCTGATGTTATTGGTGTATCAGGTATAGCAACAGCTATAGCAACAGGAAGTGTTACTGTTGCAGCAGGTGCAAACATAGCTACAACAGGTAGTCCTTTTGAAATAGATACAGGTATAGCAAAAGGTATAGACGTTGTTGGTGTTACAGGATCTAGAGTTAATTTAGATACAGGAGATGTAACAACAATAGGTAAAGCAACAGTTATACCATCAGGAAGTGTTTTAGAACTAGATACCGGTACAGTTACATTTACATTTAGATATAGCGTTACAGGATCAGGAGTAGAATTATCTACAGGAACTGTTTCAACAACTGCAGGTGCAACTATATTACCTACGGGATCAAGAGTTAATTTAGATACAGGAGATGTATCAGTTGTTGCAAAAGCAAACGTATCTGTTACTGGAAGTGCAGTAGAAATAGCAATTGGAAATGCAACAGTTAAAGCAAACGCAACAGCTATTGTTACAGGTGATAGACAAAATTTATCTACAGGTACAGTTACAGTTCAAGCTAAAGCAAATGTAATTACAACTGGTGTAGGATTAGAAATAGCTGTACCAACTAGTATAAATGTTAAACAATGGGACGGTGTAGTACCAGGCGTCTCACAAACTTGGACAAGGATACAAACACCGTAATGTTATTTGGAGCAACACCTTTTGCAAACTCACCTTTCGCTGATCCAGGCGGAGTTAGTATATTTGTAACTGTAAGTGGACAAAGATTAAACTTTTCAGTAGGTAATGTAGTTATTGAAGGTAAATCAGTTGTTTTACCTACAGGACAAAGAGTAAACCTAACAACAGGTAATGTAGTTATTAAAATAGGTCAAACAGTTGTTTTATCCGGTAATGAAATAGAACTTGCAACTAACCCTGTAAGTGTGATATCATGGAATCCAATACCACCAGGGGTAAATCAAGTTTGGGTCCCAATAGACCCCGACGCATAGGAGAATTATGGCATCAAGTACATCGAGCGATTTAAAATTAGAACTCATAACAACAGGTGAAAAATCTGGTACATGGGGAACTATTACTAATACAAACTTACAAATTTTAGAACAAGCATCTAGTGGTTATTTATCACTTGCAGTAGGTGGAGCAGACGTTGCTTTATCTCTTGCAACTTATGCAACATCAAATGGTAAAAATTTATATTATAAACTAACAGGAACATTAACTGCTAACAGAACAGTTACTATGCCTGATTCAGCTGAAAGAGTTTTTATAGTAGAAGATGCAACAGCAAGATCAGCTTCTAATTATACTCTAACAGTTAAAACAGTTTCAGGAACAGGTCTTGCTTTACCTATAGGATCGACAACAGTTTTATATTCTGATGGAACTAATATTACAGGAAAATTACAAACAAAAGGGTATTACACACCATCTGCTACTTATACTACAGTTAATGGTGATCAAGTTTTAATAGATACTTCAGGTGGAGGTATTGGTACACCCATTACTATTAATCTACCAGCATCGCCTGCAATAGGTAATGAAGTACATTTTATAGATTCAGGTAATAATCTTGCATCTAACAATTTAACAATCGGTAGAAACAGTTCTAAGATTTTAGGTGCCACTTCTGATTTAGTTGTTTCAGCTAATGGTGCTGCATTTACTTTAGTATATGTTAATGCAACTAGAGGCTGGATCTATAAAGACAACATATAGGAGCACGGATCATGGCTCTAATTGATTTTAAAGTCCTACCAGGAATTGATAAACAAGATACTACATCAGGTGCTGAAAACAGATGGGTTGATTGTGATAATACAAGATTTAGATATGGACTACCGGAAAAAGTAGGTGGTTGGTCATCATTAGTTACAGATACAATAGTAGGTGTTGCAAGACGTCAGTTTGCTTTTGTAGATTTAGATGGAAATAGATATATTGCAATTGGTACAGATAAATTTTTACTTATATATTTTGAAGGTCAGTTATATGACATTACCCCTTTAAAAACTACGTTAGCTTCTTGTACTATTGCAACAGTTAATAATTCTGCTGTTTGTTCTATTACGAAAGCAAGTCATAATTTAAGTGCTGGTGATATTGTATTACTAGATAGTGTAACTTTACCAAGTGGTACAGGTTACTCTGATTCTGATTTTGAAGATAAATTATTTCAAGTAACAAGTATAACAAGTTCAAGTGTATTTACGATTACACAAAGCTCTAATGCAACAGCAACTGTTTCAACAGGTGGTAGTTTAAGTGTTAAACCATACGAAACTGTTGGACCCGCAGAACAATCTTATGGTTATGGTTGGGGTATTGACACATGGAGTAGTGGTAAATGGGGAGAAGCCGCATCAGCATCAGACGTATCACTTGAACCTGGGCTATGGTCGTTAAGTAATTTTGGTCAAGTATTAGTTGCAACAATTGCAAATGGAAAAACTTTTACATGGAATGCTGGGGACGCTGCAAGATTAACAACAAGAGCATCAACAACTACATCTGGTTTTTCCACATCAGCTAATCCAACAGCAACTAGAGTTACATTAGTTTCTCCTACAACACGTCACTTAATTCATTTAGGTACTGAAACAACTATTGGAGATACAACATCTCAAGATGATATGTTTATAAGATTTTCTGATCAAGAAGATATAAATGATTATACACCGACTGCAATTAACAGTGCTGGATCACAAAGACTACAAGATGGTACAAAAATTATAGGATCTTTAAAAGCTAAAGAATCTATTCTAGTTTGGACAGACAATGCTTTATACACTATGAAATTTATTGGTTCACCTTTTACATTTGGTTTTGAACAAGTTGGAACTAACTGTGGATTGGTTGGTAAAAATGCAGCTATTGAAATAGATGGTGCTGCGTTTTGGATGTCTAATAATGGTTTTTTTATGTTTGATGGTACAGTTAAATCACTACCATGTAGTGTTGAAGATTATGTTTATGACCAAGCGGATACTACAAAAGGTCAACAAATTTGTGCTGGTATAAATAATCTATTTACAGAAGTAACGTGGTATTATCCATCAACTAGTTCTGATTATAATGATCAATATGTAGTATTTAATTACGGAGAACCTATGAAAGGTGGAGTTTGGTATATAGGAACAGAAGCAAGAACTTCTTGGATTGATGCTAGTGTATATCCTAAACCATCGGCTACTAAATTTAGTGACTCAGCAACAGGTACTTTTCCTGTAATAGTAGGTGAGGATGGATTAGGTCAAACAACATTATTTGAACACGAAGTAGGAACAGATCAAGTTAATGCTAATGGTAGCACAACAACAGTTACATCATTTGTAAAATCATACGACTTTGATTTACAAGCAAAACAAAAAGATGCTCAAGGTAAATCAAGTGGTCCAACAGTAGCGGGTGAAGTATTTTTAGCTATGAGAAGATTTGTACCTGATTTTAAAGACTTACAAGGTAATGCAAAAGTAACCCTTGCTGTTAAACGTTATCCACAACAATCAGAGACAAAAACAGCTTTAAGTCCTTTTACAGTTAACTCAAGCACTGAAAAAAAAGATACTAGAGCTAGAGGTAGATTTGTTAATATTAAAATAGAAAATACAGACGTTAGTGAGTCTTGGAGATTTGGAACTTTAAGAGTAGATGTACAACCGGATGGTAAAAGATAATGGCTAAAGTAATAGTAAGACTACCAGAACCAAAAGAAGAGTATGATGTATCTAACCAAAAACAAATTAATAGAGCAATTGCTTTAATCGTAGAACAATTAAACTCTACATTTTTAAACGAACAGAAACAAGAACAAGAAAGGTTTGCGTGGCTTAATGGCTAATATATATACAAATGCAAAAGTAGATTTAACTACTACAGGAGAAACGGTTTTATATACAACACCCTCTAATTCTAGAGCAATCGTAAAATCTTTATTGGTATCAAATGATGCTGGAAGTGCAGCAACTATAACAGTAACATTAACTAACGCAGCTAGCGCTGTATTTAGTTTATTTAAAACAAAGTCAATAGATTCTAATGTTACTGAACAATTATTAACAGAACCACTAATTTTATTAGAAAGTGAGGTATTGAAAGTTACCGCATCTGATGCTAATGAGTTACATGTAGTGGCATCTTTATTAGAAATAAACAGAGACTAAGGAGAAAATATGGCGTTTAAAGAAGAAGGATCAGTAAATTACACAATGATAAATGGTAAAAAAGTTCCTGTTGTTAAGTGTGAAACTGAGGTAGTATTAAGAAATACACAAACAAATCATGAGTATAATTCTGATCAAGAGGCAGAAGATGATATTAATAATGCAGAGACAGCAACACAAAGAGAACACGTGACAAGATCATTAAAAATTAAAGTAGCAGCAATGCCACCATTAGGAGCAGCGTCAGAGTAATGGCAATAACAAACGCACAGCAATACAAACAGATACTACAAAAAGAAAGAGAAGAAAAAGCTTTCGGTGGTTTAATGGGTATTGATGGACGTAAAGCATACGTTGGTGGAAGTTATGCTGAAACATCTCCAGGTTCAGGAAAAGAAAGAGGTAGTTATCAAGGTAGAGATGACAGTGGAGGTTATGGAGGAACTTATAGCGGTGGTGGTGGTGGCGCAGATAGTAGTTATATTACACCAACTCAAGAAGCTAATAATGCAGCGGCTATAGCTAAAGGAAAAGCAGAAAAAGCAGCAGCTGATAAAAAAGCAGCGGAAGCTAAAGCAAAAGAAGAAAAGAAAAAAGAAAAAAAAGAAGCTAAAGCTAAAGCTAAAAAAGATAAAAGATTAAAAAAGATGAGGCAGAAAGCTTTTGATAGATTTCAACAGCTGGAACCATATGTCAATATTATGGATGAATATGGTGAGACTGGAGAAGACTTAGCTAAAGCAACAGGATTTAAAGGAAATATTGAAACAGGTTTTGAATACGACAAAGATTTTTTTAGAGATTCTAAAACAGGAAAAATTAAAGATAAGTTTACTGAAATGGTTGACATCAATAAAGGTAAAACAGATATATTTGGAAACCCCAAAGAACCAAAATTTGTTGAACAGTTTAAATCAGATGCTATTCCAGGTTATGATTTTAGTATTAACCCAGTAAAAAGTAATTTTCAAAGTGGTCTCGGAACTCTTACAAGCACAGGAAGTACAACTAAAGTAAAACCTAATGATTATGGTATACAAATTCCTACAGGAACAAGTTTTGATATACTTTCTAATATTGTTAGACCGCCAACAGGACTTCAAGCTTTTAATACTTTAGAAGAAGCTAGAAATATAGGTGATCTTACAACTAGATACGCTGGAGGAGATGATTCAGCTTATGACGAATATTTAGACCTTATAGATAGAACCAACCCAACAACAGGTGGTGGCGGAGGCGGAGGAGGTCAACAACAAGACCCATGTTTAGGACCCAACCCACCAGCTTATTGTGCAGTAAATAATGACCCAACTGATCCTGCAACACCTACAAGAAACTTAGGTGGCCTTGCTCCAAGATTCGCGGGCTCTATATTTGATTTCACAGGTCTAGCAAACGGTGGACGTGCAGGATATATGGACGGTGGTATGATGGAAGATACTCCTGAAGGAGGAATTATGGACCTTGAATCAGGAAGACAAATGTATTTCCTAGGTAAGTTAGTTAAGAAGGCAACAAGAGCAGTTAAGAAAATTGTTAAATCGCCAGTAGGTAAAGCTGCTTTATTATATTTTGGTGGAAATGCACTTATGGGTGCAGGTGGTGGAAAAGGTTTAGCTTCATTTTTTGGTAAAGGAAGTTTTAATCCATTACGTATGGCTGCAGCGGCAACGTCAGATGGACCTATGACTCAATTAAGTCCACTGGGAAAAATATTATCTAAATTTGGTATGGCTACAGGAGAAGGTGGTGGTAAGTTAACTCTAGGTGGTAAACTAGGTTTAGGTTTTGGTATTCCTTTTGCTTTAGATGCATTGGGTATCGGTAAAGATAAAGATGATGGTTTTGACATCGATGAATACTACAGAAAAAATGGTATTAACATTGCAGATGTAAGAAATAATCCTTACAATTATTTATCAGCTAGAAATCAAGGAAGTCTATTTGCTGCCAATGGTGGTTTGATGAGAACAGGCTATCAAGAAGGTGGAGATGCAGAACCGGTAGCTAAAAAGACTATGCCATTACTAGATATGGATGGCATGGAAAAAGATTATAGAGAAGATGGTGGATTCGTACCTATCGGTCGAATGGAAAGAGCAGACGATGTACCTGCTAGACTGTCTAAGAATGAGTTTGTATTTACAGCTGATGCTGTTAGAAATGCAGGTGAAGGAGATATAGACAAGGGAGCAGAAGTCATGTATAACATGATGAAAAACCTCGAATCCGGAGGTGAAGTATCAGAGGAATCGCAAGGAT